CCGCGACTGTCAACCTTCACGGCCTGTACATTCGATGAGCCTTGGGAGGACGGGTTTTTGATGTTAAAATTCGTCGGGGTCAACGGCTCGTCGAATGTGGTGGCCTTGACAATGTATTCCGAATCCTGGCCGCCGATTGCCAGACTATTAAGGGGCAACATCCAGTTGATAACATCAATCGGGCCGCGTCCGATACTGCGCGAGATCGTGCCGCTATCGCCGTCCACGGTGTCGTCAAAGCTTTCATAGGCATCCACAACCGAGGCATAAACCTTATCGCGCCCAGCGAAAATAGCCCGGCCTTCGTACAGGGTACATGAGGTTGGGAACCCGCGCCGGTCTGACCATGCGCCCTCCGACCATATCGCTGTCGCACTGCTGCCGCCCAAAGTTTTAAGCACGATAGCAGACGCGATCGTGGAGCTGGCAACGCCAGTGACTTGCACAACGCCGTCTATGCTGCCGGTGGAGTATGTCAGCGAAAGTTCGGCTGTGCCGGAGGTGTAGTCCCCTGTGTCAATGCCGATACGATACCAGATGATCTGGTTGTCTAGGGCGTCGTTATAGGTAACGGTTGCGTTCGTAGTGTAGGACGTAACATCAACCCATGCCCCGACCTCACCAACCGATCTTTGTACGGTCACAGTAGCAGACCACGTACCGGAACGCGCTACGCTTATATCCCGGTTTGTGCCAACGCCGGTGACCCGAATCGGGTTTGACCATTGACCGGCAGCAGTCGCGGAAAGCGCCACGTACTGCCCGATGGAGGATAACCTGAACAGCGACCCGACGTTGGTTGATTTGAATATCGGCGTTGACGCGGTGAGCGTGATATTCCCGGTTGTGGCGGACGGCGTAATGCTGGTCGTGGTCAGGTTCACGGTTCTGAATGGTCCGTCCTCTGCCAGATAATCGACCACCGACCATGACCTTGCGCCGCGCCGCTCGATCTTTTGTTGCTGGTATCCGTCACAAGCGCAATACACCACGTCGGCGGACTGGTCGTACCTGACATTTTCGAGGTCGGCAGTCACCCACGGCGCTGTCAGAACCATCGCCCCTGCTGCTTCAATCGTGCAGCTATTGACCAATGCGCGATACTGCACGTTGCTTGAAAACTCAATGACGAAATCACCGGTGGGCGTAAACGCCAGCGAATGATAACCTGTACCTAAAACTGTACGGGCGATGTAGTTGTCAGACCCGGCAGCCGACCCAACCATCAGTGTAACCGGCCCCTGATTGATGTCGATGGCGAGGGCATGTTCTATGCCGGAGTTCCCGCCCGATACGGGCACGGTCTGCCTGCGGATCGCTGCGGCATACCGAGTTCCGACCAGCGACAGCATATCGCTATACCACTCCGACGTTGCCCCAGATTCGTCAACGTCCGTCCAGCCCGTCAAATCCGTAGTGAATGTCCCGTTCGTAATGGCAGTCGTTACGGTCGGGCGCGTGATAACAGCGTCGTTGACATACACACGCATGGCGCCGGTCGTCAGCTCAATAATGGCTTGGTCGTCTAGGGCAAACACGAACGGGATATGGACGGCCGCACCGTCGTTTCTGGATGATGCAACATACTTCGATCCGGGTCGCAGCATCATGCTGCCTAAAACACGCGGCATCCAGTTGGTTTGGGTTTCTGCCGAAAGAGCTGTGCGCGGAAGATCGGTGCGGGCAAGCGCTAGAGGAGAGATCACGCCACGATTAAAGCTCTGGACTAATGCAATGGCTTTTGACACAGCGAACCTCGTTAATTAAAACTGCCAGCTTCCGCTGCTATTCCTTCTTGGCTTGCGACCACTTCCTGAGCGTGAATTTACCCAAGACCCTGTTGGCGCAAATGCGGTTGGATCATTCATAGCATCGCGTGACTTAGCATCCAGAAGCAACTTGCTAGAAAGTTTGCGAAAATACTCGGTCTTAGTTTCGTTTTGTGTTAAGCGTGGAGATGCCTTGAACGACATATATGCCTTAGCATATTCTGAAAAACTTTCGGGCCAAAGACTCAAATCTCCGCCGTATGAACTATCATCAGAAACATACCTGATATAAATTGTGTCATCATCGGCAAACAGATACCCCGCCTCGTCAGTATACTCCAATAGCGGGCTGTTAAAATATTCATCAGTAGAAACACCGACAATACGCACCCAATCAGAAGGTTTAGAAAAGCCGCGCGAATAGCCAAAGTCAGGATCAATCCCAGCATCGTAATCCATTTGGATTGTGCGAGTGGCGAAGTTCCAAAGACCCTGCTCAAGCAGGTATGTAATCAAATCTCCGCCACCCCAGATATCATCGAGAACGCGGCGAGATTCGCGGGCCTCGGTGAGAGATGATAGCTTCCTCTCACCGAGATTGGTTAGTGCGCCATTATATATTTTTAATTGCGTCTGACTCATGCTGCCATTGATTTAAGATATCCGGCGAGTTCGCGCTCCGCCGTCCTGCGATCCTCGAGTCCATCAAGAACAACCTGTCCGCCGTCTTTTTTAACGATAGACCATTTGCTATGGATGCCGCGAAACACAACCTCGTAATCCTCACTCGTCACCATTCCCGGTACTGCGGCGGATGTTTCGGCGTCAGACAAGTCATGATACTCCAGTGCAAAAACGCGCGCCGAAACATTCGTGCGGTTCATAACCAGTACGCGGGCATAAAGGCTCATATCGTCAGACATGACCTCAATCTGATTCCCAACCTCGAGATATTTAGCAACATGACAGAAATACTCAGGGCGCATAATATCTTCCATCGTTGTGCCTGTTTCGACCACGATAGTAAAACGCTTCGACACAAAATCACTTGGCTTAAACCTTGCTTCCTGTATCTTTCTGACCATTTGCTTCCCAATATTAGACATTGATTCCTCCCTGTAAAAACACGCATCAATTCACCTAAGTATATGCCTTTTGCGAGAAAGAAGAAACCCCCGTTTTTGGGCGGGGGTTTCTCTCGGAGTACGCTTGCGGGGGGAGGAAGCGTAAATTAGTCGGAGTCGGTAGCGGAGCCAGTGACAGTGCCGTTGGCAAGGTCAACCGCGCCACCAGCGGTGACGCTGTCAACGCGGTACTGGTTGGTTGTTTCCGCGCTTAGATCTTCATGGATAACAATATCGCCAACATCCATCCCAAGATCATCTCCGTTTGTGATGTAGCCGTTGCCATCAACATCAGTCGTGGCGTCATCATCATTGTAGATGTAGATCTTCATGCCAGCACCACCGATGCCTTGAGCAATCAGAGCCGGGGGATTTGAGGTTTCGTAAGCCATTTTAAGTTTCCTTTCCTATGTTAATGACTAGCTGAGAGATACGCTAGAACCATCGTGCAGCATTTGCACAACACCGCTGTTTTGCAGCAGTTTCGCGCCCATGAACAACGAAGCCCGCGCCCAGTAGAAGTCTTGGCGCTCGTCGTATCCTGCGGAGGCATTAAGGTTCGCAGAGTCAGCTGCATGACCAATCGCGCTCTTGTGGTACATGTAGCATTTCTCAGTGGCCGTATTGATGCCGGTCAGACCAGCATGAACAATCCAGTTAACGCCCATCCAGCGCAGCATTTGACGGGCAGCTCCATCGAAGGGCTTAACCGTCACGTAATCAGCGTTGGAGAACTCCGGAATTTGCATCAGATATTTTTCAAATGCCGGGGTAATCAGGCCGAACATATTGTCCTGCTCGTGAACGGGGACGTTCTGCGAAGCAAGGTATGCACGGGCTGTGGTCACTACGTTAAGGGACGCGGTAGCAGCGGTCGTGTTAATCGTCGCCGTATCGAGTTGGGCGATGATCTGATCGTCAATCTTGCGATTGATAACCTGAACCGAGTTTTCCTGCATGACCTTACGAATGTCGCCCTGCGACATATCTGTGGTGAAGCGCGTTGCTTCAACGAGGTCATGGTATTCGGTCAGGGTAGCTGTACTTTGAGTCAGGCTGTTGTTACGAGCCGGGATCAAGCCGTTCGCGCCGCGCGTCGTTGCGGTTGCACCACCGGAACCAGCCGTCAGAAAGACAGCGGAAGTCCCTTTAATGCTTGCTTCGGTTATGCAGGTAGAACGCAGAAGTGATTGTGAACGCTCGAAAGTAGCAATGTACTCCGGGCGGTATTGGGTCATAAAAGCTGTTGAAGCCATGATAAATCTCCATTGTTACGGTTAAGTGTTAAAGTTCACACCGCAGCTTTGGGTTATCCTTTATGATGGCTTGGGGGAGGGTTGTCCGTTTCCGGGTGCCTTCCAATGCGATCTGGCAAGGGTGCCTACGCAGCAGATATTATTTCCAAGTATGGGATGCCTCGACAGAGGGTTGCCCCATACTTGAATAATAATTCAACTAAAAAGTTTCCGCAATAGGGCAAAACTATCCGCGCTTAGAAAGTTTTTCCTGCACAGCAAGAAGCTCACCGAAGCGCGTTTGCATCTTCGGGTCTTTCCAGTATTTCTGCGGTTCGTCCCGCATTGTTTTCTGGATTTGTTCCAACTCGGAGGCGATAGCCGCTCCGTGGTTAGACGCACCGGGTACAACGGTAGCGCCAGGGTCTATCTCGCGGGCGATAGAGGCCAGAGCCTTCAACACCTGCGGATTGTTGCCCAAGATAGTACCATCCGGCATACGCGCCATATGCAACTGACCACCAACCTCCGGCCCGAACTTGCCGACCAGAAAATCAGCTACGGCATTCACGTTGGCACGGTAATCGCCGCCCCACTCGGCGCGCAGAGCGTCTTCAGTTTGCCGCCTGTACGCCATATCCGATTCGCTTTGCTGCGCGATCTGTTGGTCTTGCTGCTGGTAGTACCAGCCAAGCGCAGTCTTAACGACCTCGGGATGCACATTCTTGTCGTGCATCTGTTTTAGGAATCCGCCAAGCATTTGCTTGTCATCATCGCCAATCACAAGACCGTCAGGTAAAGTTGTGTCATACTTATCAGGCGATT